GTGAGTGGAAACGCATAAGAGATAGATATGTTAAAACTCATCCACTTTGCGAAAGATGCTTGAAGGAAGGAAGAATAACTCCTGTTGAAGAAGTACATCACATCTTACCAGTTAATCGTGGTGGAACGAATGCTGAAAGCAACCTCATGAGTGTTTGTAAATCGTGCCATAACAAAATCCATATTGAACTCGGTGATCGCCATCCAAATGAGACCTAGGGGGTATCAAATCTCTACAACATTTCACTTGGAGAGCGGCGTGGGCTCACGTGTGCAAAAATTGGAGTTCAAACGGGGTAATAGGAAGGAGGAATAGAAATGGCAAAAGACGGAACGATGCGTGGTGGTCCGAGAGCGAATTCTGGGCCTAAAACTAAATCAAAAGCAGAGAAAATACTCGAAGGAAGACTTGAAACTAGTGCCACTATCTTACCTGAACCTGCAGAAATTGAAGGTGTGGATGTTCCGCCAGTAAAGGACTACTTAAAAGCGAAACAAAAGAACGGTAAAGATATGTGTGCGGAAGACGTATACAAAACAACTTATATCTGGTTGAAAAAACGTGGCTGTGAAAAACTGGTAAGTACTCAACTATTGGAACAATATGCTATGTCTGTTTCTCGTTGGGTACAATGCGAAGAAGCAATTTCAGAGTTTGGTTTTTTAGCAAAACATCCTACGACAGGAAATGCGATGCAAAGTCCATATGTTGCTATGAGCCAAAACTATATGAAACAGGTGAATCAAGTGTGGTTTCAAATATATCAAATTGTAAAAGATAACTGCACATCTGATTATGGTGGTGCAAATCCACAAGACGATTTAATGGAACGATTACTTCAAGCTCGAAGGAAGTAATCAGCACAATACATAATTCGAGATACTATATTTTCAAATAAATACACATAGGCTGCTCTAAGAGCGGCTTTTATTTTTGAAGGAGGAATTTATATGTTTGAAAAGGTAAATCCATGTCATCCAGATAAGGTGGCAGACAGAATTGCTGGAGCAATAGTTGATTTAGCCTATGCACAGCAAGAGAATCCTAGAATTGCGGTTGAAGTGTTAATTGGTCATGGTAAGTGTCACATTATAGCAGAAACATCGGCATATATTGACAAAGCAGATATCAAAGCTGCTGTTAAGCGTATAGCAGGGAATGTTGAAGTTGACTATGTGGAAGTTCCTCAAGATCAACACTTAGCCGATAATCAAACAGGACACATTCGTTGTGGAGATAATGGTATTTTCTGTGGTGTTCCTTTAACTAGGGAGCAGAAGAAACTAGCTAGTATCGCAAGAGACATTTTCTCTAAATATCCAACAGATGGTAAATATATACTTGATGTTGAAAGACTGATTATTTGCCAAAGCAATGCAACAACGGAGGAAATCAAAAAGTTATATCCAAAAGCTGAAGTTAATCCTTTGGGTTATTGGACTGGTGGACCTGATGTAGATACAGGAGCTACTAACAGAAAACTTGGTTCGGATATGGCAGATTCGGTAACTGGTGGAGGACTTCATGGTAAGGATCTATCAAAGGCAGATGTTTCAGTTAATATTTATGCCTTTTTGAAAGCACAAGCAACCGACCAAATAGTTGAATTCTCATGTGCAATTGGTGATGAATATATCGATAACAAGCCATATGAAGAAATAGTCGAAATTGCTCGTGAGTTTATTACTGATTTAGGCGGCTTTGAGAAATTTGCAGAATGGGGGTTATTCTAATGGCTAAAACAACCACACAAATGAATCTTGTTGAAGTCGATAAATTAATACCTTACATCAACAATGCCAGAACTCATAGTCCTGAACAAATATCAAAACTTAGAGCAAGTCTTAGAGAGTTTGGATTTATTAATCCTGTAATTGTCGACAAAGACTTAAACATTATCGCAGGACATGGCAGGGTTCTTGCTGCTAAAGCAGAAGGAATAAAAGAAGTGCCATGTGTTTTAGTTGACCATTTAACTGAAGCTCAAAAGAAAGCTTATATCTTAGCTGACAACCGTATGGCTCTAGATGCTGGATGGGATGAAGATTTATTAAGAGTTGAACTTGAAGCATTGCAAGCTGAATCATTTGATTTAACTTTTACAGGGTTTGACGATGATGAAATCAGTGATTTATTTAAAAGTGAACAAACAGAAGTAGTAGATGACGATTACGATTTAACTGCTGCACTTGAGAAGGCATCATTTGTAGAAAAAGGTGATGTTTGGATCGTTGGAAGACACAGGCTTGTGTGCGGTGATGCAACAAATCCTGATGATGTTAACAAGTTAATGGATGGGAAGCGTGCAAACTTGATCCTGACAGATCCTCCCTATGGTGTTTCTTTCAAATCTTCAAGTGGACTTACTATTCAAAATGACTCCATGAAAAATGAAGAGTTTTATAAATTCCTTTTAGCAGCTTTCAAAAACATGGTTGACCATTGTGAACCAGGTGCTGCAGCATACTGTTTCCATGCAGATACAGAAGGCTTGAACTTTAGAACAGCTTTCATTGATGCAGGTTTTCATTTAGCTGGATGTTGCATTTGGGTAAAGGACTCACTTGTATTAGGAAGATCCGATTATCAATGGCAACATGAACCAGTGCTTTATGGATTCTTGAAAAATGGAAAACATAGCTGGTATTCAGATAGAAAGCAAACTACTATCTGGAACTTCAAAAAGCCTAAGAGAAATGAAAACCATCCAACTAGCAAACCTCTTGATTTACTTTCTTATCCACTACAAAACTCAAGTCAAGAAAATGCGATAGTAGTAGATACTTTTGGTGGATCAGGTTCGACTCTTATGGCATGTGAACTTTCAAATAGAATATGCTTCACAATGGAACTTGATGAAAAGTATGCTTCAGTAATTCTTCGTAGATATGTTGAAAATACCAAAAAACCTGAAGAGGTATATTGCATCAGAAATGGCGAGCAAATTAACTATTCAGATTTAGTAAAAGAACTTGAATAAATTTGTATCAAAATAGTTAGCCAAATCGCTTGATAAATTTTCAATTTAGAGTGATGTATATACTGACATTTTAAGGAGGTAAAACGCATGTCAAGAGTAGAAGATTTAAGAAAACAGCTATATGAAACTTGTGATAAGACCAACACTAGTAGAAGCGGTATGGATTATTTAATTAATTACTACATCAACTCGCTAGGCTGGTCTGAAGAAAAAGCAATCGAATATGCTATCAGCTTATTTCACAATGGAACAATTACTGCCATTAAGTTTTTAGGTAAGGATGGTGAGGAGCTATGAGACCTGAAATAATCGATTCTTTGAAAAAGGAATATCCTGTAGGAACAAGAGTTGAATTAGTCCATATGGATGATCCGCAAGCACCTGCCAAAGGAACACTTGGTACTGTAAAAGGAGTGGACGATATTGGTTCACTTTTAGTCGCTTGGGATAATGGTGGAAGCCTTAATGTTCTTTATGGAATTGACGAAGTTAGAAAGGTCAAATCTTAAATATTTTGAAGCATTATTTGAGGCTTGAATTAGGTAAAAAACAAGCAAATTAATATATCAAAGATATATTAAAAATCTTTCTCAAATGACTTGATATATGTGTGTTTTAGAGCGAATATGTACACGACAAAAGAATACAAAAGGAGTCATTAACAATGAAAGAAAGAATCGAAAACCAAATCAATAACATGAAAAGCCAAACAATCGGAGTTGAAGTTGAGATAAACAACATCACAAGAAGAAAAGCAGCTAGCCTTATCGCAGAGTTCTTTGGAACACAAGCATGGAATGCAAACGCAGAATACGGATACATGACTTGGGCTTGCAAAGATGGTCAAGGAAGAGTGTGGAAATTCTCAAGAGATGTTAGCATTGCAGGACCTGATGATGAAAAGTGTGAACTTGTAACACCAATACTTCACTATAGCGACATTGAAACATTGCAAGAGATTATTAGAATCTTAAGAAAAGCAGGAGCTAAAAGCGATGCAACAAGAGGATGCGGAGTCCATGTTCACATTGGTGCAAACGGACACACACCAAAGACACTTAAGAACTTAACAAACATCATGGCAAGCCACGAAAACCTACTCGCTGAAGCATTGGAACTTGATAGAGGCAGACTTAACAGATACTGCAAAACAGTTGATCCTAACTTCTTAAGAGAGGTTAACAGAAAGAAACCTCAAACAATGAGTCAATTCGCAGACGTTTGGTACAAAAGCCAACATGCAGATTATGGAAGAAGCCAACATTACAACGATTCAAGATACCACATGCTAAACTTCCACGCCACATTCACAAAAGGAACAATTGAATTTAGATTATTCCAATTTGATGCACCAGCAGATGGAAAGCAAAACGGATTACACGCAGGACAACTTAAAAGCTACATTCAACTTTGCTTAGCATTAAGTGAGATGGCAAAAGAAGCTAAAGGAGCATCAAGCAAACCTCAACAACACGAAAATCCAAAATACGCAATGAGAACATGGTTATTAAGACTTGGATTCATTGGTGAGGAATTCGCAACAGCAAGAGACTTCTTAACAAAGAAATTATCAGGCGATGCAGCATTTAGAAGCGGTACAAGACCTGTCGCTTCCATTGCCTAAGGAGGTGCAAGATGAGCAGATATTACTTAGCTTATGGTAGCAACCTTAATGTTCAACAAATGAGGTTCAGATGTCCAACTGCAATGGTGGTAGGCACTGGAGTAATTCCAGACTATCGTCTTCTATTCAAAGGCAGCAAGACAGGATCATACCTGACAATTGAAAAAGCTAAAGGCTATAAAGTTCCTGTTGCAGTTTGGAAAGTCGAAGATGCTGATGAACAGTCACTTGATAGATATGAGGGATTTCCTAGTTTCTATTACAAGAAAGAAGTTGAAATTGACTTCACGAGCATAAAAAGAAAACAACCTCGTCATTCAAAAGCATTCGTTTATATCATGCATGAAGACAGGTTGATAGGTATTCCGAGTAGATACTACTTAGGTGTTTGCTTGGAGGGTTATTTAAGATTTGGATTCGATACAAACATATTAGAAAAAGCACTCAATAAATCAATTATGGAGGTAAAAAGAAATGGCTGAAGAGTTAACGAACAATAAAAAAGTGTGTCCTATTTGTGGGAGAGAATATAAAGGTCATCCTGCGATTTCAAGAAAAGATAATGTAACGCCTATATGTCCGCTTTGTGGAACTAGAGAGGCACTCGATGGTCTGGGATTAAGCAAGGAAGAAATAGAAAAGATTATAGCGACAATTCCAAAAATCGAGGAAAAATAAACTAAATGATAATTATAAGACTTGGATTCCAATATGGAGTCCTTTTCTTTTGTTAAGGAGGTGGAGCAATTTGAGAAAACTAAAGAAATATACTCCGACAAAGTTCAAAGCCAAAGACTCCATCTACGATAAAGTATCTGCTGATTATGCGGTCAATTTCATACAGTGTTTATGTCATACCAAAGGAACATGGGCTGGTGAGCCTTTTGATTTAATTGATTGGCAAGAACAAATAATAAGAGATGTCTTTGGTATCTTAAAACCTAATGGATATAGGCAATTCAACACAGCTTATATTGAAATTCCAAAGAAGCAAGGAAAAAGTGAGCTTGCAGCTGCTGTAGCCTTATTACTTACTTGTGGTGATGGTGAAGAAAGAGCTGAAGTATATGGATGTGCTGCTGATAGACAACAAGCATCGATCGTTTTTGAAGTGGCTGCCGATATGATACGAATGTGCCCAGCTCTAAACAAAAGGTGCAAAATATTAGCTGCTACAAAAAGGATTATTTATCTTCCAACAAATAGCTTTTATCAGGTTTTATCTGCTGAAGCTTATTCTAAACATGGCTTCAATATTCATGGAGTTGTGTTTGATGAACTTCACACTCAGCCAAATAGAAAGTTGTTTGATGTAATGACTAAAGGTTCTGGTGATGCACGAATGCAACCACTCTATTTTTTAATCACAACAGCTGGAACAGATACAAAGTCTATCTGCTATGAAACACACCAAAAGGCTAAAGATATTTTGGAAGGTAGAAAGGTAGATCCAACATTTTATCCAGTAATTTATGGTGCAGAACCTGAAGATGACTGGACTGATCCAAAGGTATGGAAGAAGGCTAATCCATCACTTGGAATAACTGTTCAAATTGAAAAAGTCAAAGCTGCATGCGATTCTGCGAAACAAAATCCTGCAGAAGAAAACACATTCAGACAGCTGAGACTTAATCAATGGGTTAAACAAGCTGTAAGATGGATGCCTATGGATAAATGGGAGTCTTGCAAAGCAAACTTCAAACCAGAA